CCAGTTGTTATGAATACATTTATTGCATCTTTTGCTCTCATACTTGAGTTACTCTTCTACTTACCTTGCCATATTTAGCAAGTGCATTATTTACTTCTCTGCCCAATACATATGGATCTGTGCCAATACCTGCATTGATTGTAATATTTACAGCACCAGCACTTGATAACGGTCTTATTCCTTGAGTATTTAAATTACCAAAACCACCAATAGTTGAATTTCCAAGGCTGGTTGTTGCTGCTTCTGCTAAGTTTTTTGCTGTATCAATACCCAGTGCAAGTCCCTGAACAATCTGCTCACCAAACTTAGCAAAGACCTTTGATGGAGAACTAATACCAAGCATTTTCTTTGCCCATCCAGGAATAAGGTCTCCAAAGAAATCAAAGACTCTATTTTTAAGCCATGAAGCAAGACCACTAATACCATTCCATAATCCAGTAACAATGTTGCGACCAATTGTAAACATTTTGCTAGGCAAATCATCAAAGATATCTTTAATGCTATTTACAATCTCTATTGCCTTTTCTTTAATCTTATCAAAGTTTTTAGTAATTAATCCTATTGCAGCACCAATTGGTCCCGTCAAAAATCCCAAAAGAAGTTGCCAATTATCTTTAATCCAATAGAATACATTCTTGATTACACCCCAAAGTTTGCCTGCATATTCTGTGATGGTATCCCAGTTCTTCCAAAGCAATACACCAATAGCAATAATGGCTGCTATTGCTATGATTACAATTCCAATTGGGTTAGCAAGCATTGCTGTGTTTAATGCTATTTGACTTCCAGTTTGTGCTTTTGTAACAATGCCAAGAGTTATCATTGCTGTTTTTGCTGATGCAAGGAATGTAAGAAGAGGTCCACCAATTGCTACTACTGCTCCAAGTGCAAGGACAACATTTTGAACTGGTCCTGGCAAATTATCAAAAGCATCAATTACTTTGGTTAAGAAATCAATTCCTTTTTCTAATATTGGCAAAACCTTTGTTCCAAGAGTTTCTTTAAAGTTTGCTAAGGCTACTTCAAATTTCTGTGTAGATGTGACATTCTTTTCTGCTGCATCTCCATATTTCTTTTGTGCTGCATCGTTAAGTAATGAGAGGGCTTCCTGATTCTTTCCAGCCTTTGATAATGCTTCTGCTTGTGCATAAGTTGCATCAGACAGATCAGGAAATATCTTAGTTAACTCTTTTGCACTTAATTCACCATCAGCAAATGCTTTAGCAAGTTTTGTGCTTACTGCTTCTGCTGTAACGGCACCTGCAGTATAAGCCTCAATATCATAAGCAGTATTAATTAATTCTGCAGACAAAGCCTTTGCATCAGCAGGTAAGCGAGAACCCAGTTGAGTAGAAAGTTTAATAATTTCATCATTGTCAACTGCAATTGCTTTACCAAATGCATCAGCATCAGCAGTGATCTTCTTTAATGCGTCAGAACCTTCACCAAATGTTGTTGTGGCTCCACGCATAACTTCTTGGGCTTCTTTAGCCTCATCTATGCCTTGCTTTAAAAATGTAATGCCTTGCTTTAATACAAATGCAGAAGCCGCTGCCCCAGCAGCAGCAGCAGCCCCTTTAAGTTTATTTGACATGCCATCAATCTGGCCATTTGCATCATTAATTCCAGAGGTAAGTTTTTTGGTCTCTGCAACAATATCAATTGTAATCTGTTGAGCCATTTCACTTCCTCCTGTTTAACACTTCAACCATTGCACTGTATTCTGAGAATGTCAGTTCCCAAAACTGTTCTGGCGTATATCCTGTTTCTATACAGAATTGCGCCATTGTTTTTAGGCTGAAGTCACTTCTTTTGGGTCTGAGATATTCATTCCTGAAATATCAGATAGTTCCGAAATTGTCATTACTTCTGCATCCTCTATTGTAAGGGATGGGTTATTTCGCTTTGCCATCATGTATTGCATTGCAAATGCTAACTTTGCTTTGGACTTTGACTCTGTCCATTCATCCATGGGCAAATCAAGGTATGCTTCTACTTCTGCAAGTTCTTTCCACTTTAGCGTGGACATTAAATCATTTTGTTCCATTTTACTGCCTCCTGTTAGTTTAAGTCGTATTTTTTTATATTCTCTTTAATGCTGTCATTGTATTTCTCAATGATGTATCCCATATTATCATACACTGCTGGTCTTAAATATGGTTGTGCTTGAATATTTTTTTCAGGCCATCCATATTCTTGTACTCCTGCATATGGTACTGCTGCACTACCTGCCAATATTTGGGCTTTCTCTGCTGATGGGTTACCAAGAACAGAAGAAGCCAGAGCACCAGTTAATTTAGGTGCCATAGCAGAGGCTTTCTGAGATAGAGTCGTACTTAGTTCTTTATTAAGTTCTATGTTTGATTCTAAATCTCTACCAAGTTTTTTAAGGGTGTCTGTGACTTCCTTAACTCCCGTGATAGTTATTCCAGCCTCTGCCATGACTACTGCTTAGGACTCTCTACGAACTGGCTTTCCTTCTAGGATAAAGTTAAGGTCGTATACAAAGTATTCGCCTGCTGCTCCGCCTAGATCAGGAATTGTCTCAGCGTAGCCTCTTGCTTCAAACAATGGCTGTGATGCTGATGGTGAACCGTTTCCGTGTGGTGAGAATACGATATCTACTACTGCGCCTGGGTTTTCCCAAAGGTAAGTATGTAGTGATGCTGCTGCTGTGTCCTGGAATCCAGTTACAGCGCATGTGAAATCAAGTGAATCTTCGTAGTTGCCGAAACCAAGTGTGCCTACTGCAGATGAGAATGTAACATTGCTCACTGAGCCTGCATAGTCTGTTCCTTCAACTGAGAAGACGATTGATTTGCCTTTAATTCTTGCCATATCAATTTCCTCCTTCAATGTCTATTGAAATATTTATGTTTGTTGCTAAAAACCTAGAACCGTTTACCTCTTGGATAAATGGTTTGTCTACGGTTAATCTTGTTGCTGCGGTGTATTCCCAAATTGCAGGGATAAGAGTGTCAAGTGTGTCATCAAGATTTTCTGTTTCTGTTTCATTAGTTGCATATGGTACTAAGATAAGTACTTTCCAATTAGATGCATAATCTGCATCATATTGATTTTCATATACAGTAATGAATTCAGTATCAGGTTCCATAATCGCACAAAGTGGATTAGGTCTTGCTGGTACAAACTTGTAAACCTTTGAGACACCACCAAGAATGATGGCACTCTCTAGTTCTGCTCTAACTCCTGCTAAATTCATCCGAATCTCACCATGTATCTGTTAAGTAAAGGATACACACCAACGAGTGGGTCCCTAGCAGTATTGATGGGAGCACCATCATAAGTTGCATATTGAGACACACCCATTGGTGCGTTACGACGATTAAATAGTTCTGAACCTACTTCAAGGTAGCAACGCTTCAACACACCAACAGGAACTTTGGTAGATGCAATATAACTTGCAACCAAATCCTTAGATGTATCCCAGCATTCTTCTACATAAGCATCATCGCTAGATGAAGCACCTACATAAGCCTTTAAGTCTGTCCAGTCCATTTTTGTCTCCTATTATTTAATTATGCAATCTTGCAAAGTGCCTTTGGATCAGATACTGCAATACCTAGGTATCCGTAAACTGAGAAAGAGTTTGTAAGAGTTGTGATTTCTTCATCGTTCAAACGGAAAGGTGCTCCAGCAGACTCATATGTTGTGAGTGCTGCAGAGTTACCTGCGTAGAATGAAAGTGCTGCAAGTGATGGATCAACTACGATTGGTAGACCAAGAACATTTCCTGTTAGACCAACTGGGTTGATATTTCCATAAGTGTTAACTGTTGAACCAGTGTTTGAAAGAATTGGACGGTCCATTGTGTCAACTGTCTTAGCCATCAAACGGAATACATCTGATGAAACAAGAATGAACTCTAGTGGAAGTCCTGTATCTCCATTAACCTTTACTGCTGCTTCTGCAAGAGAATCAATGATTTCTGCTGCAGTCCAAGCACCAAGTGCTGACTGATTAAATAGTGCAGCGTCTGTAATTAGTTGCTGACGAACTGCTGCGTTTGTTGTTGCTGCATACTTTGCAACCATTGCACGGAATGCTGTGTCAACATAGTTGATTGATGAACGCTCTACTACCTGACGAGACATATCTGTGTAACCACCGTATGTCTTGATTGGTGCAGTTGCTGAAGTAAGAGTCAACTTACCATAAGCAAGTGTGTCGCCTTCTACAGCCTGATTTGCAACATCAAGTGTGTTGGTATTAATTTTTGGGTACTCAACATTCATTCCATCTGCAGGTAGTG